GGCCAAATGATGGGTTCACTCACATCGATGTTTGGTTCAATGTTTGGCGAGCAATCAAAAGCATACAAGATCATGTTTGCTGCTGATAAAGCTTATGCCATTGCAGCTGCCGGTATTGCGATTCAGCAAAATATTGCAGCAGCTTCAAAAGCTGGTTTTCCTCGTAACATCCCATTAATTGCTGGAGCTGTTGCACAGGGTGCAAGCATCATTGCAAACATCCGGGCAATCAAAGATCAAGGCTTTGCTGACGGTGGTTACACTGGATCTGGTGGAAAATATGAACCTGCCGGTATTGTCCATAAAGGAGAGGTGGTCTGGTCCCAAGAAGACATTAAACGCTGGGGCGGTGTTGGTTTAGTTGAGAAAATGCGTAAGAGTGCAAACCCTGAAGCTTTTCTCAATAACAATGCTTCAGCTGATAGTGTCATGCGCCGTGCAATGATGAGCTCTAATGCCTTTATAGAAAGCCAAAAGCAATCTGATATCTTTAATCAACCGGTTCAAGATGGCCAGATAATTTATAAGGGCAATGGCAACGTACCTACTTCAGCAACTTCTGATCTATACCACGATGGCAAGGTCTACTTCTCATCCAATGGTTTAGTTCAGGATCGTTCAAATCTGGATGATGTTCAGGACTTTACTTTAGGAAGTACTTCACGCCCTCAAGCTGAGATTATGCCTTCAATTGAGCCAGCTTCACCGACAATCAATTTCAAAATTGAAGTGATTAATCAGGTGAGTGGGGCGACAGTTGAAGCTGAACAACTGGATGAGCAAACAGTCCGGATCATTGTTACAGATGAACTGGATAAGCAGCTTCCAAGAAAGGTACCGAAACTTGTAAGTGACCAAATCGCAAATCCAAACTCAACCATTAGTCGGTCTTTGACTGAGAATACGACAGCAAGACGGAATCGTTAATTTAAAAGCTACCTTTAGAGGTAGCTTTTTTAAATAAATTAGGACAAAATTTCAAAAAATTGGTGAATATTCTTATGCTTCCCCCAGCTCCTAAAACTAAGTCATCAGAAGTAACCGATATTATTAACTCTGCTGTTCTTACTGGATCGATAAGTGAATTTCAGTATTTTAGATGCAAACGGTTGCTTAATGATATTAAAGAAACTGAGCCACTAGATTGGTTTTTATTAAGCAATAGTATTATTGAAATGTATTTTGATAATCCTATTCTTGCGCATCAATACGCTCGAGAAGTACTGAAAATTAGCAATAGTGTATCAATTTTATCGAATCTTTATTTTGTTTTTCTTAGCTCAGTAGATTTTTCTAGTGCTAATGAAAATATTGATAAAATTATAAGTTTGTGTAGTAAACAAAATTTACCCTTAGAAAGTTTTATTCCTATTGACTTCAAACCTATAACTTATTTTCTAGATGGAATTTTAAATGATGATTTAAATTATTATAAAAGATTTAAAAAGGAAGACTTTAATGAATTTATTCAGTTTTTTGAAATTAAAAATAAACTAGAAATTGATTCTAGAGTCTTGAAACATATCGGTTCAATTCTTTTTAAATGTTTTAACTCAAGGAATGTTCGGTGCCGAAAATATGAATATAGTTTTATTGATGATGAATTTTTAATATTGCTTTATGTCGATAGAAGTTTTGATGAGATTGACGCTATGAATTCAGAAATATTTAGTAAATGCTATGATGAGGGTTTAATTGATGAACTGAATAAACTTTCATATTTTATTATTCCTTATGAAGTGGGCGTGGATTGAAAAATGGCTACTACAGATACACTAAATTACTGTTATGAGCTGTTAGGTAATTCTACAAAATATGATGAATGTCACAAAAGGAATATTATAGGGCGTGCTTATTACCATGCTTTTTATGAAGTCCGACATCATTTAGAACAACGACTATTATGGCCAGTAACAAAGACAAAATGTGGAGCTCATGAAAAAGTCTATAGCAGACTTAGTGGGTACCCTGCGGGTTCAACGTCTGAAATGATTCAGAAAAGAGCTGCGGAAATCAAAAATCGAATACAAAAATTAAAGAGGTTTAGAACAACAGCTGACTATCATCTTCACCTAACGATTTCAAATAAATTAATAAACTATATTTTACATGAATCTAGTCAGATATCTGAAGAAATATCAAGACTTTAGTTGTTAAAGATACTTTTATACCGACCCATTATGAGGTCGGTTTTTTATTACCTGAAGGAAAGTTATGTACAAGTTAAAGCTAAATCCTCAGACCAGCGGCTATGGCGTAACACCGGGTGATGATGTGAAACGTCAGCAGATGGACGGCGGTCGTGGTCGCTATTACATCGATGTAAAACGTAATAGCCACATTGTTGATGTGAACTGGAATTTAAGTAAAACCGATTTCAATAAAATGATGGCGTTCTGGCGGGTATACCAGAACAAGCCAGCCTCATTTTATGCGGATCTGGTGATTGATCAGGGAGCTCGTCAGCAATACCTGTGTAACTTCATTCCGAACTCGTTCAAGACCAATGAAGTGAATGGCAACCTTTACCGGGTAAATGCACAGCTCGAAGTTGTTCAAAACCAGCCTAACCTTACTGCCGATATCGCTTTGATTAAGGATTGGGAGGTCTAATGGATAACGAATATGCCAAATTCTTTTTCAATCGGAAAGTTGATGTCTATCAATTGGAGTGTATTGAGCTTTCTCATCCTTCTTTTATGAATACATACCGAATAGTCCGTAATGATGACCGAGGTGTTTATGTTCAACATAAGGAAGGATCCGGTCAGGTCTATTATGAGTTCTTGCCAGTCTCTATACAAAGATCCGGAATGCTTGGTGATCTGGACCAGACATTAACCGTTTCTATCTCTGGTCTAGGTGATGTGATGCCTGATGAGTTTGAACGGGTAATCGAAGGGCAATATCCAGATGTAAAGCCAACCGTAAATTACCGGATTTACAGTTCAGACAATCTGAACTCTCCAATGTTTTATTTACTTGGACTGCAACTCTCAAGTGTCGCCATGAACCATAAAGCTGTGACATTCAAGGCTGAATCACCACGATTAAATACCACTAAAACTGGGGACATTTTTGCACTGGATCGCTTTAGTGGTTTGAAGGGGGCTATATGAAAAGTCATGATCATTTGCTCGATAGGCAATATGACGAGGATCACTACAACTGTGTTCACTTTGTTCATGAAGCTGCAATGGACCTATATGGCATAGATCGGGCTGAAGCGCTTGAACTCTTTATGCAGCCTAAGGGCAAAATTACTTTTTTATCTTCACGGTTAAAACTTTTAAATCCGCTACCCATGCCCAAGGAAGGCTGCATAGTCGCCTTCCATCCGAGACAAAGAAATAAGCCCCCGCATGTGGGGCTTTTTCGTGGGCAAAAGATTCTTCACCTCATGGAAAGCGGAGTCACTTATTTGCCTGAAGAGGTTGTGATGGAAATGGGGTTTAATCGGGTCAGTTATTATGATTAAAGTTATTTATAAAAAAGACGCTTTGTCTGAAGAAAAGACAATTGAGCAGGCTCAAACCATTGGGCAATGGCTCACTTCAAAATATGAACATATGCCTGAGCATGTCCGTATCTTTCATACTACAAGCAATATGGATCATGCCGAAATTTCATTTGCGAATGAAGTCACACCAAAGAATGCATATGACTTAAAGCAGCTTGATTTCTTACCGGGCACTTTTATCGTAGTTGAGAACCCTAAATGGGTCGCGGCTATTGTTTCGATTGTGATTAGTATTGCGATCGCATTTTTAATGCCAACGCCATCAATAGCACAAACGACTCAAAATACTAACCAGTCTTCTTCAGCAAACAATGAACTTTCTAACCGGGAAAACAAGATCCGGGTGAATGGTCGTATTGCTGATAACTATGGAGCTGGGTGGAATACTCCCGACCTAATCGCAGTACCTTACAAGGTATATGAAAACAACGTTGAAGTTGAGCATGTAGTGGGCTGTATTGGGCGTGGACACTATAAAATCAATGGAGCTTATGACGGTGAAACCAATATTGTCGATATTGCTGGCGCATCGGTAGAAGTCTTTCGACCAGGTGTAGATATTGTTTCAGGTGAGCCATATTTCTCGCTTGGTACCGAAATTACCACGCCGCCACTAACGGTTCAGCATCAAACTTCTGTTAATGGCCAAGTTTTACGTCCTGCTGATACACAATCTTTAGAAGGTACGAACTACCTTCATTTTGCATATCCAAACGAGATTCTTCGGGCAACGGCAAACAACACAGATTTAACCACTAAGTTTGTAAGTAATGACCGCGTAGAAATCACCAATGCCTCATTCACGTTTAATGGCCAGACTTTTGATTTAAATGGTACTTATAGCGTTCTATCGGTAGCTGATGACCGTATGACGTTATCAAATCCGGCGGCCGTTAATGCTAACTGGTTAAAGCTTAAAGAGTTAAATAACCAACAAACTGCAGCTTTGTCACCAAAGATCAGTTCAATAGGTGAAAAATGGATTGGTCCATTCATTCTGGACAATGTTGAACGTAGCCGGGTGCTGTGTAATTTTGTGGCCACCAATGGACTTTATACCGTTTCTTCAGGTGGGTATCAGGCCGCTGTTAATGTCACGATTGAAGTTGAAGTAACACCGGTAAATGAATCTGGTGCAGCGATTGGTAATCCGATGCTGAAGCAGATCATTTTGAAAGGTTCGGCAAAGTCACGTCAGACCGTTGGTGCAACACTTGATATGGTCACGTTTCAGGGGCGTTGTAGTGTCCGTGCACGCCGTTTAACTCCGACTCCGACAGTCACAACAGTTGTTGATGAAGTAAAGTGGCAGGCGCTTTACGGTGCTTATCCTTTACAAAGCACAGTGTATGAACATGAAACGGTTTTTCGTGCGCGTACTTATGCAACCACTGGAGCTTTATCTGTTAAGTCCCGCAAGATCAATTTTGATCTTCAGCGAATGTTGCCGACTTATAAAAACGGGGCAATGACAACAGAGCTATATCCAACGTCTAGCTTTGCTGATGCTTTGGTATCTATGGCACT